TCAGCTGATCATGAAAGAGGTAAAAGGGAATGGTGATTACAAAGAGATAGACGCGCTCGGCCGCCAGATTGAGCGCCTCGCCCGTGTCGAACGTTATCGCGGCACCGGCAATGAGGCTGATTTAAATCCCAACGTGCGCAACCGCAACAAGGGTGAGCGCCAGCCGGTCATAAAAAACGAGTTCAGTGAGGAGCAGATTGCGAAGCTGACCGGCGTGTTTATGGATCACTGCTTTGAGTACCAGCTCAACTGGCACAAGGCCGGGCTGACTCACCGCATCCGCAACATCCTGAAGTCGCGCCAGATAGGCGCCACGTTCTATTTTGCCCGCGAGGCGCTGATCGATGCGCTGACCACCGGGCGCAACCAGATTTTCTTAAGCGCCAGCAAGGCGCAGGCGCACGTATTTAAAAATTACATCATCGACTTTGCCCGCCAGGCTGATGTTGACCTGAAAGGCGATCCGATTGTGCTGCCGAACGGCGCCCGCCTGATTTTTCTCGGCACCAACGTGCGCACCGCGCAGAGCTACACCGGCAACCTGTACCTGGATGAATATTTCTGGATACCGAAATTTCAGGAGCTGCGAAAGGTGGCCAGCGGCATGTCGCTGCATAAGAAGTGGCGCACGACGTACTTTTCCACGCCGTCGAGCCTGTCGCACAGCGCGTATCCGTTCTGGTCCGGCGAGCTGTTCAATAAGGGACGGCGCAGCCGGGATGACCGGATCGAGATTGACCTGTCACATTCTCACCTCGCAAAAGGTGCGCTGTGCGGTGACGGCCAGTGGCGCCAGATTGTCACGGTTGAGGATGCGCTGACCGGCGGCTGTAACCTGTTCGATATCGATCAGCTGCAGCTCGAATACAGCCCGTCCGAATACCAGAACCTGCTGATGTGTGAGTTTGTCGATGACGAGGCCAGCGTGTTTCCGTTCGCCGAGCTGCAGGGCTGCATGGTTGACAGCCTGGAAGAGTGGGACGACTTCAATCCGTATGCGCTGCGCCCGTTTGCTTACCGGCCTGTCTGGATCGGCTATGACCCGTCGCACACCGGCGACAGCGCAGGCTGTGCGGTGATCGCTCCGCCGATGGCCGCGGGCGGCAAGTTTCGCGTGCTTGAGCGCCATCAGTGGCGTGGTATGGACTTTGCCGCACAGGCTAAATCCATTGAGGACCTGACGCGGAAATACACCGTGGACTATATCGGCGTGGATGCCACCGGCATCGGCCAGGGCGTCTTTCAGCTGGTACGCCAGTTCTACCCGGCGGCACGTGAAATCAAGTATTCGCCCGAGGTGAAAACCGCAATGGTCCTGAAGGCGAAAGACACCATCGGCAGCGGGCGCCTTGAGTACGACGCCGGTGCAACGGATGTCACGCAGTCCTTTATGGCGATCCGCAAAACCATGACCGCCAGCGGCAACCGCTCGACCTACGAAGCCAGCCGCAGCGAGGACGCCAGCCACGCCGACGTCGCCTGGGCGATTATGCACGCACTTCTTAACGAACCGCTGACCGCTGCCAGCGGCGGCGTCAACCCTTCAATTCTGGAATTTTACTGATGAGCAAACGCAAAGGCCGCAAGGCATTCACCGCCAGAACCGGGCAGGACGCGCAGGCGACAGCGCCGCAGCAGACCGAAGTATTTTCTTTCGGTGACCCGACGCCGGTAATGGATAAGCGCGACATTATGGATTACGCGGAGTGCGTGGGTAACGGGCGCTGGTATGAGCCGCCGGTGAGCCTGCACGGGCTGGCAAAAAGCCTGCGCTCGGCCGTTCACCACAGCTCGCCGATTTACGTAAAGCGCAACATTCTGGCATCCACCTTTATCCCGCATCCGATGTTAAGCCAGCAGGAGTTCAGCAAGCTTGCCCTGGACTATCTCGTTTTTGGCAACGCCTACCCGGAACGACGCGACAACGCGCTGGGTAAGCCGCTGCGCCTGGAGGCTTCACCCGCAAAATTTACGCGCCGGGGCGTTGAGGATGACGTTTACTGGTTCGTGCATGACTGGAAAGAGCCGCACCAGTTTAAAAAGGGCAGCGTGTTTCACCTGATGGAGCCGGATATTAATCAGGAGCTTTACGGCCTGCCGGAATATCTGAGCGCGCTTAACTCTGCCTGGCTGAATGAGGCGGCGACGCTGTTCCGCCGCAAGTACTACCAGAACGGTGCGCACGCCGGGTATATTCTTTACATGACCGACGCGGCGCAGAGCAGCAGCGACGTTGACCGCATGCGCCAGGCGATGCGGGACACTAAAGGGATCGGCAACTTCCGTAACCTGTTCATGTACGCCCCGAACGGCAAAGCCGACGGCATCAAGATCCTGCCGCTCAGCGAGGTGGCAACGAAAGACGATTTCTTTAACATCAAAAAGGCCAGCCGTGACGACCTTCTGAGCGCACACCGGGTGCCGCCTCAGATGATGGGAATTATCCCGGATAACTCGGGCGGCTTTGGCGATGCAGTTAAGGCGGCACAGGTATTTGTTCGTAATGAGCTGACGCCGCTGCAGGAAAGGATGAAAGAGATTAATGATTGGCTTGATATAGAAGTAATTAAATTTGCGCCTTACTGTCTAGAAACTGGCCTTAATTAGTGGCACCTTAAGGTGTTTTATAGGAATTTTCTTGTAGTAAATTGCAAATTGCTCTTCTCTACCCTTAACTTCACTAACGAAAGGAATTCTATGAGTTCATGGCCTAGAAATCAGTACAGTGGACCTGGCGGAGGACGTTATACAGGACCGGGAGGAGGTCTTTATACAGGACCCGGAGGCGGAGCCTATACCGGCCCAAGTGGTGGTATGTATACCGGTCCTGGCGGAGGGTTGTACACAGGCCCCGGAGGTGGGCTTTATACCGGCCCCGGTGGTGGTATGTATACCGGCCCTGGAGGAGGTTTATACACGGGACCGGGAGGAGGGCTTTATACAGGCCCCGGGGGAGGTCTCTACAGTGGCCCCGGTGGTGGTATGTATAGCGGGCCGGGAATTTCTTATTCCAGTAACATCCCCCCGTGGGAAGTGTTCATTCAATATTTACGTCGAGCCGGTAATAACTCAATTGCCGATTTAATAGAACGCCATCTGCGTTAGCTAAACTATTTCTATCTGAATGATTTAATCTCGTGTAATGAAAATGCAGGCGACTCGCAATGAGCCGCTTGCATTTACCTGCCACTGCCTAAATTCCACTTCTCACTGTGCCCCGCAGATGTACTAAGACGCGTTTTGAGAGGAGATACGTTTCGCTTGCCCTCCCGTCGGCTTTCTCTCTTCTCCTGTCTCTAAGCCACTGGCGCAATCTGCTGCATACATGTTTTACCCCCTCGCGCGCAATGCTATCCCCGCCACGCCTGCCCGCTTTGTGCATCGCTTTTAATGCAGTTGCATTCACATAGCAAAACAGCGCCATGACTGGCGCTGCAGGGTGTTTCAGTGCTTAAAAAATTAATGCGAATCCATGCGTGTTATGCATGCATGGCTCATTTACGAGTCACATTGCCTGAAAATCGGAGGATGCGGCACTACCATAGCGCAGCTGCTGCAGGTAAATAATGCCCTCACGAAGAGAAACGGGGCGAGGTAGCACGATCATAAAAACAAAATCGTAAGTCCTGCCGAGCCAGAATCCTCCGCCAGCCTCTTTAGGGCGCTGAAAGAAAACCCAGCCGCCAGAATGGAAGCACTCCAAACAATCGCCCCGGTAAACTATCTGATAATTAGTGTCGCTTCCGGCCATTTGCTAAAGCCTCACAATGCTCGCTGTTCAACCATGCCGCCGCAAAAATCATCAATCTCTAATCGGCAGCATAAAAGATTTCCTCGCCAGCGTTCTGGTGAATCTCCGAGTTCGCCAATTCGGCAATAATGCTGAGTGCCAGTTTTAGGTCTGACGACTTGCAGTTTGCGATTAACGAAACCTCCGCAATGAACTGCACGCACGCCATTTTTTTATGTATTTGGTTTGATTCCTGAACCGTCATTTTCCCTCCCCTAACTTAACTGTGTATTTATACAGTAGCATAGCACTTATAAGTTGAGAAATGAAAAATATTTGGTTTATTTATTTTTTATCTTATTGATATGAAACAAGTAAATCTAAGGGCTTTTTTAGAATCACTTGCTCATAAATCGTGGTCATCAGAACGACGGTCACCTGATTTCGTTGCTTTAATGCAGAAATTACGGCCTTTTTTTACGGTTTTTTTCTGCTAATCGGTTAAATCGTTCTAATACGAAAGTCTGCTTCGGCTCCAGTATTGGGCGGGCCAGTTCTCCATTAGGTAAGCTACGGAATACTTGACCAGCGATTTTCGTCTGCGTGCCTTTAATGAGACGCACGGCCAGCCCGCGACTGATCGTTTCACCGCTTAAATCTCTCACCTGGTCGATCAGGTTGTCGCACGCAGCTTCGATTTTGTCCGACCGCCTCAGCTTCAGATGCCGCTTTTCTGGCTTCTCCGCCCTTAACCGGCTTAAAAGCCGCCGCCGTTCCTTTCTGCTCATGCCGTCCAGGTCGATTTTTTCAAAACTTTCCGGCGGGTTCGAATCCTCAGATCTCAAACCTCCCGTACAGTTATTGACAGAACTCCGAGAGGACGCGGACGCGTCCTTAAATTCAAAACCCAAATCAACGGCACGTTTCGGGACAATTTTCCACTGTGCGAGCCGGGTCAGAATCGGGGTATCGTCGCCAACATCCGTTGCGTAAACGCCTTTAATACGCACGGTTTCCTCGCCGTACTCGTTAACGTCTTCGCCTGGCTGATACCAGGTGCGCACCGCCAGTTCATCACGACGCACAAATGGTCCGCCCTGGGCGTTCACGTAACCGGCCCAATCTCCGGCATCGGCTGCATCATGTGCGGCAGCAAATTCAATGCTCAGGCCGCGTGCGGTTTCAC